CTTTAGCGGAAGCAGAAAGGCCAAAAGTTTTATTTGTAATGGATAGCTTAGGTATGCTGTTAACGCCAACTGATGTTAATCAATTTGAAGCAGGTGATATGAAAGGCGACATGGGCCGAAAGCCCAAGGCATTAACTTCACTGGTACGTAATTGTGTTAACCAATTTGGTGATTTGAATATTGGATTAGTTGCAACCAATCACACATACGCAAGCCAAGACATGTTTGATCCAGATGACAAGATCAGTGGCGGACAAGGCTTTATCTATGCGAGTTCTATTGTTGTTGCAATGAAGAAGATGAAGTTGAAAGAAGACGAAGACGGCAACAAGATTACGCAGGTCAAAGGTATTCGTGCAGGTTGTAAGATCATGAAAACACGTTATGCTAAACCTTTTGAAAGTGTACAGATTAAGATACCCTACGAAACTGGCATGAATCCTTATAGCGGACTTGTTGACATGTTTGAGGGAAAAAGTTTATTGCAAAAAGAAGGCAACAGTCTTAAATATACGCTAGTAGACGGTACAGTGATTAAACAATTCCGTAAAGCGTGGGAGCGTAACGACGATGGTAATTTGGACAAAGTTATGCAAGACTATGTTGCCAATCCGCATAGATTAGTTACTACCACAGCAGAAGAATAAGTACACAATGAAATTGACTGACATTTTGACATTGCATGTAGAATTAAGCTCTAAGTGTAATGCTTGGTGTCCTGGATGCCCTAGAAATTTAAATGGTTACGGATTACGATCAGGAGTAGATCCAACTAACTTAGATTTAAGTAAATTAAACTATGCAGTAGACAAATTGCCAAATCTTAATAGGGTGCAACTATGTGGAAGATTTGGTGATCCGTTGATGCATAATCAATTTGATCAAGTAATTGATGACTTGACTACAAAATCTTACCATTTACAAATTCATACTAATGGCAGTTTAAGAAATGCAACATGGTGGAAAACTTTAGGAAATAAACTATCAAATTATTCACATGAAATTTGGTTTGGATTAGACGGTTTAGAAGATACACACAGTTTATATAGACAAGCAACGGATTTTAATAAAGTAATTGAAAACGCCCGCGAATTTATTGCAGCAGGCGGAAATGCTATATGGCAGTTTATTCCTTTTAAGCACAATGAACATCAAATTCGAGATTGTATTAAACTAGCAAAAAAAATAGGATTTAAAAAATTCGAAATAATCGAAGGAGTTAGAAATCCTATAACTGCTAAACATTATATTACCGGCCAAGAATATGATTTGATTCCTTGGTCTAAGAACAGCGAATTGAATTATAGAGAATATACACCAAAATTAGTTTTTGAAAATTGTGCTCACCTTAAAGCACCTGGACTATATATTACTGCATCGGGAAAATATACACTTTGTTGTCACTTCGATTCTGTGTACCCTGAACATAAAAGTGTTTTATTTGATACTATTGAAGAAACAGTACCATTGGATATAGAATATGAAATTAAAACGACTCCGCGTCCATTATGCATAAAGTCTTGTGCAAATCTGCGAATGGAAAGAAAACTATTCACCCTTAATCAATAGGAATAAAAATGACAATCGAAACAGACACATTAGTAGAAGTTTATTCTATATTAAAACAATATATTCCTCAAAAAGATAGACAAGAAGCATCAGACAATTTGATGAGCATACTTGTCGATTTATTGGGGGATATAGAGCTTAAAGAATTTAGTGTAACTGATGCATACACTAAACGTAGTTTTGACGAATACGCCGGAAATTACGAAGAAGATGAAACCGATGAAGATTACGAAGAATAATGTGGTATAATAAAGTAGTATCCGACATGGGTAATATTCCCGCCTTCATAAATTATTATGAGGATGAGTTGATACAGGCTAAATTTGAGTGCAATATTAAAGGTAACTTAGAAAAGAATGTTGCATCGTTGCCTGGCATTACAGAACAGAGATTTAATCAGTTACAAGAAATCGAAGCGGTACTACAGTATCTTAATCTGCAATTAAGAAAAATTAGAAAAAAACATTTTCAGAAATATCTTGAAAATTATCCAAGAGCATTAACTAGCAGGGATGCTGAAAAATACGTAGACGGAGAAGATGAAGTCATTGATTTTGAGACAATCATCAATGAAGTTGCGTTAGTTCGGAATAAGTGGTTGGGTCTGATGAAAGGCCTGGAAAGTAAAAACTTTATGTTAGGACATGTCAGCAGACTCAGAACCGCGGGTATGGAAGATATCACTTTATAAGTAACAATATGAATATTGTATTAGTAACAGGTGGATTTGACCCAGTTCATTCTGGGCACATTGAATATTTTAAAGCTGCCAAATCATTGGGTGACATTTTAGTTGTTGGTGTTAACAGCGATGCTTGGTTGCAGCGTAAAAAAGGTCGGGCATTTATGCCATGGGCAGAGCGAGCTGCTATCATCGATAATTTAAAGGTAGTGGATTTTGTCTACGAATTTGAAGATGACGACGGATCTAGTATAGATGCTATTTTAAGAGTAAGATCAGTATATCCGGATGCTAAAATTATTTTTGCCAATGGCGGAGACAGAACCAAAGATAATATTCCAGAAATGGCCTGCCAGGACAATAATTTAGAATTTGTATTTGGTGTAGGCGGCGAAAACAAATTAAATTCTTCAAGTTGGATTCTTGAGGAATGGAAAGCGCCTAAAACATCTCGTACTTGGGGCTATTATAGAATTTTGCACACTTGCGGCCCGGGCACCAAACTTAAAGAGCTTACAGTTGCACCTAAAACTTGTTTAAGTATGCAACGGCACGAAAAAAGATCAGAATTTTGGTTTGTAGCCCAAGGCGAAGCTACTGTGTACACTTTAGACGCTAGTAGTACAGATCACGATTTAAAATGTAGTTTAAAAGTGCATCAAAGTACATTTATCGACAATAATGAATGGCATATGCTGTGCAATGAAACAGATAAGCCACTGAAGTTGATTGAAATTCAATACGGCGAAAACTGTATCGAAGAAGATATAGAACGACGGTAAATTATTTCTTAGGTAATTTACCGTAGTTTACCCAATCCCAATCTTCATCAGTCATTGGAAGCCAATTAGTAGTATCCATTGTATCCTCGCTTGATTGCATTTTTCTTGCTTTCGGCAATTATTTCGGCCCACCCTATTAAAAAATTCCAGAGTTTGGTTGCGATTTTCATATAAAATTTCTCCTAGCAGTTTGATAGTCATAGTGTCTAATCCAAAATTCTATTTCGGCTGCACTTTTGGGTTGTTTACTTAAAATATAAGATTCTATGTTGTCTTGATAAGATGTGTCTTTAAAAAGACTTTTGATCCATTTTAAAAAGTTCATGTTATTCCTTTATCAGTGTTTCCACTATTAGTGTTTCTACTAGTATTTATGTTGCGTTGCAACATCTAAACTGATATTAGAATTAAAAATAAATATATGATCATGACCAACGACCTACGAAAACTAATAAATCTTATTTCTGAAGCAGAAGAATTAACTGCTGCACCTTCTAGCCTAGAAGATCCCAAAATTAAAGAAATAGCAAAAGATATCAAGCAAGGGGAAGTTCCCCAAAGCGTTTTGGGAAAACTAAAACATTTCTTGGTCAGTCTATTAGATCCTACTCCCCCGCCTAGTAACGAATATCCAGAACCGCCCATAGAAGAAGCAGGCAAGCAGTCTAATATTATAAGTGCAGACTTGCAAATCTATGAATTATTAAAGAGAACTAAACCCGAAGATGCAGATAAAGTTTGGGCGTTCTATAATAGGGCAATGTTAGCGGATCACATTATTCCTATGTGCATTTCCAAAGATATTGTTAAACAGGATGATCAAGACAGAATTTTAAATTTGTTTATTAATGCACCTGGTACACTAGAAGATAAAGTTAGTTTGGCAGCTCAATTAGAAGGCGCTGGAGTTATTAAAACTAAAGAACTATTAAAACCAGGAAGTGGTAGTATCGACAAACTTATTAATTACAAGAGTGTAGTTTTAGATAATATTAAAACTAAACTTATTAATTTTAAAGTCAGTCCTAGCACTACAGCAGTTAACACAGGTGATGGAGAAGCATTTTTTCTTATCTTAGGATCGGGGATTAATAAATTAAGCCCAGGTGATCTTAATGTATTGGGCAGAGAGATAGAAGTAAAAGCTCAGGGTGCTCGTCTTAAAGGATTCGGCGGAAAGGGCACTTATGGAGATGGTGCTACTTATTGGCCAAAGTTTAATAAGCAAC